GAATTGATTTTAAAGAAGTTAGTAAATCTTTTACGATTAATGAGAAGGTTTGGGCTAAAGCAACAACGGATGCCATGAAAAACAATAGCGATCCAGCAATTATTATTGTATTGGGGCAGGGACCAAATAAAGTAAGACTAATAGTAACTGAGTTAAGCATAATGGAACAACAGTTGGATGGTGTATAATAGTAATATGAGACTACCAGAGAATATAATACTAAAGGATATTTTAACAGAAGAAGAAATTGCAAAGGTTTACGATGTTGTAAACTCTACAGATCTTGAAAACACTATTGTTCAAAATTCCATGGGACATAGGGCATACCTTGTTTCTTTAGGAGAGGACATTAGAGAAAAACTAGAAAAGGTTGTTCAGGACGAATTTGGTTCAGGGTGGATACTTAATGCATATCAGTTTGCTAGATATTCACAAAAATATGGATACGTTAATAAACTATATCCACATTTTGATGATGCCTTTGAAGACCATAAATTAACTCTAGATGTTCAAATTAATGCAACAAAGCCATGGCCAATTGTGATTGAGGGAAAGGCTTTTACACTTAATAATAATGAGGCACTTATTTTTTCTGGAACAGATCAAATTCACTGGAGAGAGGATGTAAAATTTGACGATGAAGATATCATAGACATGATATTTTGTCACTTTACATTAGTCGATGACCCAAGGGGCAAGATTGATTCTGAATGGATAAAAAGCATGCAAGAAAAAGAAGATTATTGGAAGCCAATATTAAATATAAGCGACCAGCCAATTTCAACAGGAAATTATCAAGATGGAGAATAACACAACAATAGGATTGGTGAGTGGTCTTTCAGAGATTGCAGAATACATGGAAGATGAAGAACTTACCACCGCACTTACTTTTATTGCAAAGACAATCCTTAAGCCAGACATTCCAATGAATGTTGTAACAGTAGAGATTGTAAGGCTACAAGCCATCGCAGCAAAGATGTCTTTAAAGGCTACATGGATGGCAAATGTAGACAAATCAGATAGAGGAAAGAAAAATTTATATTATACTGCTGCAGAAGCAATCAACAATCTAGTCTCTGCTCTCAAGTACACAACACGATAATCTGCTATACTTAATATCTAACAGAGGAAAACTATGACAAAAAATTTACTAAACAGCGTTATGATAAAAAAAGATAAATTGCCTGAAGAGCCAGACTGGGCAGATGGTATTGTTGAGGAGATTGAAAAAGGTTATACAGTAGACCTAAAGCCAAAGTTTACAAAGAAGTATACCTTTGCTCCATCCACTTTAACTTACGGTGCTGGAGAATGCGCTAGATATTGGTACCTTGCATTTGATGGTGCTGTATTTTATGATAATGCAGATGCCTATGGCGTAGCAAACAGAACTCAAGGCACACTTGGTCATGACAGAATTCAAGATGCAATTTTACGCTCAGGTTTACTGCAAGAGGGTATGGAATTTGATGCAGAGCCAAGCAAGTATAAGAAGCAGATACACCCAGCAATGGAATTTAGAATCAAGAGCGACGACCCTCCAATTTCAGGGTATGGAGATGTTATGCTTAACTATAAGGGAAATACAATTCTTGGTGAAATTAAAACTGCACCAATTGAGGGGTTTGAATATAGAAAAGCAAAGCGTAAGGGAAAAATTGCTCACCTTATGCAATTAATTATGTATATGAAGATTATGAAGAAGGACAAGGGTGCTCTTATTTATGAAAATAAAAATAACCATGAGTTGCTAGTTCTTCCCGTAGTAGTAAACGATCATTACCGTCGGTGGGTAGACCAGGCATTTGATTGGATGAGGACAGTTAGAAAGGCTTGGGAAGATCAAACCCTGCCACAAAAAACATACAGAGCAAATTCAAAAATCTGTAAGGTTTGTCCTATTCAAAAGGCATGCTCGGAAGCAGAGGCAGGGGTAATCAAAATTAAACCTCTGGAGTTGCTAGAAAATGAAGCATTGTAATTGGTGTGATAAAGAGTTTAAGACTGAAATATCTTATCAGATATATTGTTCAGTAGAGTGTAGAGAGCAAGCAACAAAAGAAAAAATTGCTGCTCGATACATTATCTCTAGAAGACAAAAAAGAATTGGTAAGCCAAGGACTTGTAAGTCTTGTAGCGAAAAACTTTCTATTTATAACGATGAAATACTTTGTGGAAGATGTCAGGTAAATCCAAAAGATGTTACAAAAGCATTAAAAGAAATAAAGGATAAGTCAAATGGTAAAGAATAAATGGGGTCTTGAACTTGCACCTAAAACAATATGTGCTATAGATGCTAGTACAAATAACTTTGCCTTTGCTTTGTTTGATACCAAAAATAATTCACTGGGTGCGGTAGGAAAGATTAATTTTGTAGGCAAAGACACCTATGAAAAGGTTATGGATGCTGGACAAAAAGTAAAAGCATTTTTTGATTACTATGGTGGGTTTGAAGCAATAGTAATTGAGCATACTGTTTTTATGAATAGTCCTAAAACTGCTGCAGATCTTGCACTGGTGCAGGGCGCAATCCTTGGATCAGCAGGACAATCTGGAACAAAGGTTATTGGAAAAGTTGCTCCAATTACATGGCAAAACTTTATTGGAAATAAAAAAATATCAAAAGATGAAAAGTTATTTATTAAAGCACAAAATCCAGGGAAGTCAGAGTCATGGCTTAAAACACACGAAAGAGAATTAAGAAAACAGAGAACAATAAGATATATTAATACTATATATGATAGAACTATTAGTGATAACGATGTAGCAGATGCTTGCGGTATTGGCCACTGGGCGTTATCAAACTGGAACAAAGCGATAGGGGTTGACAAATAATCTTATGGCTGCTAAACTATATACAAGTGAAGTCTATATGCGTAAGAGGTATCTTATGGATAAAAAGACTCCAGAGGAAATTGCAAAGGAATGTGGGTGCTCGTTGGAGACTATATATGTTTACCTTGCTAAATTTGGATTAAGGAAATCAAAACGATGAAAAAGATAAAGTATGTTTTATTTGTAATATCTTTAGTGACAGCAGTTGGTATTTCTTATGCTACAGCAACACTAAAAAATATGCCAGAGTCTTTTGATTGGGAGGAAGATGATGAGTGAAAGCCTAAACATAACGGTAGACCAAGTAAATAATCCACTACATTATACTTCAGATCCTTCTGGTATTGAGTGTATAGAGATTACTAGACATCGTAACTTTAACATTGGTAACGCCTTTAAGTACCTTTGGAGAGCAGGACTAAAGGATGAAGAAAAGACTATTCAGGATTTAGAAAAGGCAATTTTTTATATCAAGGATGAGATTAATAGACTAGAAGGCAAGTATGTCAACTGAAGATGATCTAGTCAAGCACCTTGATCAAGTAAATCTGGTAGTAGAAGAGTATCTAAAGGGCAATGACCCAACAGTAATCTCTAAGCAACTATCTATCCCAAGACAAAAGGTAGTAACACTTATCAATGAGTGGAAGGTCATGGCATCTGCTAATGATGCTATCCGTGCTCGTGCTAAAGAAGCACTTGCTGCAGCGGATACACACTATAGTAAGTTAGTTTCTCGTACATACGAAGTTATTGATGAAGCATCAATGACAAACAATCTTAGCGCAAAGACTGCTGCCATCAAACTTGTTATGGACATTGAGTCAAAGCGAATTGATATGCTTCAGAAGGCTGGACTTCTTGAGAACAAAGAACTTGCAGAAGAGATGATGGAAATTGAAAAGCGTCAAGAGATCCTTGTCCTTATCTTAAAAGATATTGCCTCAGAATATCCGCAGGTTCGTGATGAGATTATGCGTAGGCTTTCTTCATTTGCAAAAGACAACGAGGTGATTACAGTTGTCCACGATGTTCAATGAGTTCCTTGAAGCACTTCAAGACGATCATTTTGAAGAAACTCCAGTAGATGCAAGAACATTCGTTGAGGGTGAGTCATACCTTGGGCAGCCACCCTTGTCTGACATTCAGTACGACATCGTAGAGGCAATGAGTCAGATCTATCGTAAAGAAGATCTTATAAATTTGCTGGGGGAAGAAAAAGGAACTCAGTACTACAACAAGTACACAAAGAATGAAATTATTTTGCAACTTGGCAAGGGATCTGGAAAAGACTTCACATCAACAGTAGCATGCTCATACATCGTATATAAACTTCTATGTTTAAAAGACCCAGCAAAGTATTTTGGTAAACCCTCTGGAGATGCTATTGATCTTATCAATGTGGCTATTAACGCTCAACAAGCAAAGAATGTTTTCTTTAAAGGTTTTAAGTCAAAGATTGAAAGATCCCCTTGGTTTGCAGGAAAGTACAACGCTAAAGCAGACTCTGTTGAGTTTGACAAATCTATTACAGTTTACTCTGGTCACTCAGAGCGTGAGTCACATGAGGGTTTGAACTTGCTGCTTGCAGTTCTTGACGAGATCTCTGGTTTTGCGTCTGAAGTTGGAACAGGCAACGAACAGGGTAAGACTGCTGACAACATTTATAAGGCTTTCCGTGGATCGGTAGACTCTCGTTTTCCTGATTTGGGCAAAGTTGTTTTGCTTTCATTCCCAAGATATCCAGGTGACTTTATCTCAGAAAGATATGATGATGTAATTGCTGAAAAAGAAGTCATAGAAAGAACACACAAGTTTACCATTAATCCACTGCTTCCAGAAGATAGCACAGACAACACATTTGAAATTTCATGGGATGAAGATCAAATAACATCATATAAGTACCCAGGGGTATTTGCATTAAAGAGACCAACATGGGAAGTAAACCCTACTCGTAAGATTGATGATTTTATGATTGCATTTATGACAGACCTTGGAGATGCAATGATGCGATTTGCTTGTGTGCCAACATTTGCTTCTGATGCATTCTTTAAGCAAGCAGATAAAGTAAGAGCCTGTATGACATTAAGAAACCCAGTAGATACTTTTAAAAGGTTTGATGAATCATTTAAGCCAGACCCAACTAAAAAATATTATGTACATGCTGACCTTGCACAAAAGCACGATAAGTGTGCGGTAGCAATTGCACATGTAGAAAAATGGGTAAACATACAAGTAATCAATAATTATGAACAGGTAGCACCAATTGTAGTAGTAGATGCAGTAGCATGGTGGGAGCCAAAGGTTGAAGGTCCAGTTAATCTATCTGAGGTTAAGCAATGGATTCAGAACCTTAGAAGACTTGGGTTTGATATCGGCATGGTTTCATTTGACCGTTGGCAGTCTTTTGATATTCAGAATGAGTTGAAGCAGGTAGGAATGAAAACTGATACTGTTTCTGTTGCTAAAAAACATTATGAGGATATGGCTATGCTTGTGTATGAGGAAAGACTTGCTATGCCTGCAATTGATTTATTATTTGATGAACTAACACAGTTAAAGATTATGAAAAATGACAGAGTTGACCACCCACGCAAAAAGTCAAAGGACTTGGCTGATGCTGTGTGTGGGGCAATATTTGGGGCAATATCACATACCCCAAAAGACCAAAATATGGTGGTCGAAGTTCATACTATTAGTGATCGACCTAAGCAGGTTGACACGGGTAGAGACAATGTGATAGAATATAAACCTATGCCAAATGATGTAAAAGACTATTTGGATAGATTTAATCTACTATAAACAAGGAGAAATAAGAATGAACTCATTTAAAAAAATCGCTCTAGCCGTGGTTGCAGCCATGACTTTGGGCACAATGGTAGCAACACCTGCAAGTGCTAACACCATGTCAGTTGTAGCATCCACATGGAATGCCGCAAAAACAGGTGGCGCAGGGTATGATACTCCAGCAACTGCTGGAACAGCGCTAACGACTGCAATCGTACGACCAGTACCTGCAGACAACACTGTTGATAACACAGATGTTGTTCAGATTGTAGCAACAGTAGTAGCAGGAACATCAGTTACTGCAACTTCAACAAATGCAACAATCGTATCTGCACTACACTCAACTGCTGCACCAGTAGGAGCAACATCAGGATCTTCATCTTTGACAGTTGCAACTGGTACAGGAACAACCGCAACATTTTATGTCTACACAAAGACAACAGCAATTGGAACAATTGTAATCACAAATGGTCCAGTAACTTTGACATACTATGTTCAGGGTACTGCTGGTCTCATTAACAACCTAACAGTTTCTGCTCCTGCTACAGGTGCTGCAGGAACAAAGCAAGACATTACAGTAACTGCAACAGACACATTTGGTAACAAGGTATCTGGTAAGTCAATTACTGCAACAGTATTTGCTTCAACAGCAGTCATGGATACAGCAACAGCAACAACTGGTGCTACACTTTCAGACTTCGGAGTTGCTACATTTAAGGCAACTCTTCCAGCAACTGGAACACGCTCACTTATTACATTTGCTCCAACAACATCAACAGATGCAGTTGCAGCAGCAGTAGTAGGTTTGACTGCTCCAACACTTGCTCCATTTGCAGAGATTTCAGTTCGTGATCTAGTATCAGAACTTACTGCTGAAAAGGCTGCAAAGGATGCAGCCCTTGCTGCCAAGGCCGTGGCCGATGCTGCAGTTCTAAAGGCTGCTGCAGATGCAGTTGCTGCTAAGACTGCTTCAGATGCTGCTCTTGCAGCAGAGAAGGCTGCTTCTACTAAGGCACTTGCAGATGCAAAGGTTGCTTCAGATGCAGCACTTGCTGCAGCAGTTAAGGTAGAGACAGATAAGGCTGCTGCTGCTAAGGTAGCATCAGATGCTGCTCTACTTGCTAAGGATGCAGCAATTGCTTTC